TAAACATTCGTGCCGGGTGGAAGTTTGGTTTATTCAGCCCTGAAAACTATCCTTTAGAACTTCACTTTAGCAAGTTTGCTGAGAAATTAATAGGCAAAGCATTTGATGGAAATTACAAAATGAATAAAATGGAATTGGAATTGGCCAAAGATTACTTTTCTAAAAACTTTTTTTTTATAAAACCCGAAAATGATTTTAAACTTGAGGATATTTTGCGAATGGTAAAAAGTTTAATTAGAAAATACGGAGTTAATGCCTTTGTAATTGATGCTTGGAATAAGTTAGAACACAATGAAGATTCCACTCACTATGTAAGTAAACAGTTAGATATATTGGCAACCTTTTGCGAAAGAAATATGGTGCACTGCTTTTTGGTGGCCCATCCAACAAAGATTATGAAAGATAAAAAAAGCGGATTGTTTGAAGTTCCAAACCTTTACAACATAAATGGATCTGCAAACTTCTTCAATAAAACTCACAACGGATTAACCGTGTATAGAAACTATGACTCAAAGAAAACAGAAATATACATACAGAAAGTAAAATTTAAACACTGGGGCCAATCAGGCACAATGTGTTCTTTGGGATGGCACTTTATAAATGGCCGATATTATACTTTTATTCCTGATAACACAAATTGGTTATTGCCTGAGAAGAAACAAGTAGAAGCATTTGAACTACCACCAACCCCAATAAAGCCAAACGGAGCATTTGACACACCAATAAACGATAAAGACAATTGGGAGTTTAAGCCAAAAAACCAATTTGAAAACATTGCAGACGATGCCTTCTAAAAAGTGGGCTACAATTTTACGAGATATTTTTAAGCTAAACAAAAAAATAAACTTAGAAAAGTGAGTATAGATGGAAAATGTATTAAGGTAAAACAAAAATAATAGTGTTGAAAATTAGCAAGTTAGAAAAAATAAGTAAATTATTTTTGAATGTCTATTGTGTATTCAAAAATTAAACCTACATTTGTACTCAACAATTAACAATTAGAAATTATGAAAGTAACACACACAACATTAGGACAAGGCGAAGTAATCAGCCAAGATGCCAACAACGTAACCGTTGACTTCAATGGTACAATCAAAATTATGGTGATTAAATTTGCGAAATTAAAAAAAGAAGATGGTAGCGACTTCGGAACAACTTATGTTGCACCAGCAACAAAAACAAAAAAAGTAAACAAGGCTAACTTCATCAATGTTGAGCAATACAAAAAAAGCGAATACTTCAATATGTCAAAGTCAGACTACGAAGAGATGAGAAAAAAAGACGCATTCAAAACTATATCTTGGTAATAACAACAAAAAAACAGACTATGAACACAAATCACACCTACAACAGAACACAAATCACAATGACCGACAACACTACTTACAGATTAGGTAGTGCTCACAGAAGTCAAGAAAACCTTAAATCGGTTCACAAAGTAAAGGTAAGTATCAATGGCACTAAGTACATTGTCAACAATGCAAATGGATTCTGCTATGTTGCCATCTAACGAAAAAAAACAAAGGGGAGGCATCCGTCCCGGTGCGGGTGTCAAACCTAAATTCTCAGAGCCTTCAAAATACGTTCAGACCTTAGTACCACTCAGCAAGGTTGCAATATTCAAAGCTAAGGCAAAAGAGTTGACAGATAATTGGATAACTAAAGAAACTTGCAATTAATAAATAATTTGTACTTTTGTATTATGGCAAAACAAGTAAAACTATCAGATTTAACTCCCGATGATAAAAACTTCAATAAAGGATCAGAATTTGGAAACTCACTAATTGAAAAGTCCTTTAGAAAATTTGGTGCGGGAAGAAGCATCCTCATAGACAAAAACAATCGTATCATTGCCGGCAACAAGTCAGTTGAAAATGCAATGGCTATTGGAATGGATGATGTTCAGATAGTAGAAAGCGATGGCACAAAGATTATCGCAGTTAAGAGAACGGACATTGACTTGGATAGTGCAGAGGGCAGAGAAATGGCACTTGCTGATAATGCTTCGGCAAAGGCTAACATTGTTTTTGATGCTGAATTGATTGAGGCTGAGGTTGGAGAGGCAGTTTGTCAAGAGTGGGGAGTTGGAATTATTCAACAAGATATTGAAGAAGTTGACGATTTTAATGAGCAAGTAAAGTTCACTATTGATTGCGATAATATTGAGCAGTTGGAAAAACTGCAGACTAAATTAAACGTATCTGGCAAAAAAATATCTTACGAAGATTTTTTAATTAAGGCGGCATTATGAGGATTGCATTGTTAGATATAAAGGTAGGCACTAAAGTAGGCAGTAATTTCACCGCAGTTAATATGCGTAATATGCTATTGTTGCAAAAAGAATTAGGTGCTGATTTTTATTATTCAACAGACCAATTAATAAATAATAATAAGGAATATGATGCTGTTTTAGTAGGTTTTGGCAGTATGAATAGTGAGGCAGTATTAACAAGAGATTTTATTAAAAGACATAATAATATTATTTTTATTGTTGGCGAGTATGAGCAAAAAATCAATCCTGCTTTATCTTATGCAAAAAATAACTTTAAGTTAGTTAGAAATTACGAAGGTAGAAACGAAGTTCAGCATAAAGATAGGCAGATTAGTGACAATATCTTAAATCTCAACTTGCTAATTGCAAAACAACCAAACCAATTAATTACAAAAAAATATGATTGCATCTATTATGGTAGATGGAGAGAAGATAGAGCAGATTACTTCAAAAAATATATTCAAGGAGGATTGTTTTTAAGTACATCAACTAAAAATATGAAGAAATTTAAACACGAGGGATGCAATCCTAAATATTTAGATACAATTAGTTGGGCAGAAAGAAAGGAAACATTGAACTTATTTAAATACTCATTGTACATAGAAGATAAATACACTCACCAAGTATTTAATAATTTAGCTAATAGATGGTATGAGGCGGGATTCTGTAATGTAGTTATGTTTTTTGATATAAATTGTTGGAATACTATTCGTAAATCAGAAATTGCATACTATGAGGAACAAATTAAAGATTACATCGTAACAGACTATAAATCCTTACAAGAAAAAATAGATTATTGTAATAAAGATTTTTCAAAGCATTTGGCAATTCAAAAAGGATGGAGAATGCAAGAGGTACAATTAAGAACAAATATGATTAATAATTTAAAAAGTATAATATGTTCAAAGAATTAGGCTATTTTAAAGAATATTACGTTAACAATAAATATGTAGGTACATTGCCAAGTGTTAAGGATAGAGATATAATTGGTTATAATGGTAAACAAAAAGAAATGATTACTACTCAGATTAAATTTAAAAACAATAAATTAATTAAAATAGGAACAGAAGTTGAAACATTTCTTTACCCATTATGCGGTACAAAAATATAATATGAACTTACCCTCTAAACATTCAGATTTTATAAGACTTGTAGCAAATGGAGAAACCCAATCCAATGCTTATAAGTTAAGCATAGGTAAGAAAGGGGTAAGTAAGCAGGTAAGTGAGGTTAAGGGCAGTCAATTAGCCAAAAAATACGCTGATTTAATCGCTGAGCAAAGAGATAACCTAAAAAAGGTAGTAGAGGAAGCACAAAAGGAGAAAGTCGCTGAAATCGCTCAAAAACGCATAATGTCAGCAGCCGAAAGAATGGAATGGCTAACAAAGCTTGTTGATGGAACAATAAAAGCAAAAAGACCATTTGTTGTAGGTGGCAAGATAATGGAATATCCCGAAGAACCAAGCCACAGCGATAGAGTGAAAGCACTTGCAGAACTCAATAAGATGGATGGAAGCTATGCACCAACCCAAGTAAATCAACAAAACACTGGAATAATAAAAGTAATCCGTGAGTGAAACCATAATTAGGTTACAAAAAAGGCACACCAACCAAGAGTTGATAATCCAAACAAAAAGGAGATTCAATGTTCTTAAATGTGGAAGGAGATTTGGCAAGACATCAATAGCCAAAGAGTTAATCATTGAACCTGCATTGGATGGATTTCCCGTTGCTTATTTTTGCCCAACATACAAAGACCTTAACGACTTTTGGATTGAGGTTGTTAAGATTTTAGGCGATGCCATCAAGCAGAAGAATGAGCAACTAAAACAAATTCGATTAATAACGGGAGGTGTTATTGATATGTGGTCATTAGACGAACCCGACTCAGGCAGAGGAAGAAAATATTGGAGAGTAGTAATTGATGAGTGCGAGAAAGCAAAGAAACTAAAGATAGCTTGGAATGGAACAATAAGAGCAACCCTAACAGACTATAAAGGCGATTGTTGGTTTCTCTCAACTCCGCAATTCGGTAAAACATACTTCAAAGAATTATTTAAGCGTTCAGACGATGACAAGTATAAACACGAATGGCAAGGATGGAAGTTCAGCACTTACGACAACCCATTTATGGATGCTCAAGAAATAGATTCAGCCAAAGCAACACTTGATCCAATGTATTTCAATTGTGAATACTTAGCTGAAGATGTTACTCTTGATACTATGTTATGGGCCTATGCTTATGAAGAAGAAAAGCATCTTGGCAAGGTAGAAATTTTATCTAACTTAGAGATAATTCTATCATTTGACTTCAACAAAAATCCAATCAGTTGCTCAGTTGTTCAAGTACCTAACTACGACACTATCCGAGTGATTGAAACGATTAAACTTGCTAACTCAGATATATTTGAACTATGCCAAGTTATCAAGACTAAGTATGGCAATGCTTTATTTTTAGTTACAGGGGATGCAAGTGGTAGTTCAACTTCTGCAATGGTGCAAGACAATATGAATTACTACAAAATTATTAAATCACAATTGAACCTTTCCAATAATCAGTTAGTTGTGCCAGTGGTAAATCCAAGGTTAGCAGATAACCGAGTGTTGGTGAATAGTTTATTGAGCAGAGGAAATGTGCTATTGGATAGAGATAACACCAAGTCATTACAATTCGACTTTGAGAATGTAACGGTATTGCCTGATGGATCAATTAAGAAAGCAGATAGAAGCGACCCGGCACAACAAGCCGATGCCTTAGATACGTTTCGCTATGCTTGTAATTCTTTTTGTTTAAAATTTCTCAATCGTAATTAAATAATTAGTATGTTTGCATTAACAATTGAAATATGTTTAGCGTAATTATCCCTACCCTTTGGAAATCAGACAAGATTAAGCCATTAATTCAATCCCTAATAGATTGTGAGTTGGTAAATGATGTCTTTATTATTTCCAACGAAAGAAACCCAATGGAGGATGAATTTACCTACCTAAAAAAAGTATTCGTATACTCTGCTAAAGAAAATTATTACGTTAATTATTCTTGGAATTGGGGTGTGAATTGTGCCTCAATGAAAAACATTGCCATACTTAACGATGACATCTTAATCGATACAAATGTATTTAGTTTCCTACTCGATAAGTTAACCGAAGTTGGAGTAGTAGGTATGTGTTTTGAGAATTATGCCTTAAAACAATCCGTATCAATGAACCTCACAGATGTTATTGAAAGACCTTATGGTTATGGATGTGCAATGTTCATCCACAAGAACAACTATGTAGATATTCCATTTGACTTGAAGATAGCGTGTGGAGATGACTACCTCATTAAATACGCTAAAGGCAAAGCTAAGAAGCTATACGGATGCAAAATTGAAAGCGATATAAGCACCACAACACGACTTCCTGAGTTCGGACTTATTCAAGCAGAGGATTACAAAATCTTTACAGAAAACTATAAATAAATGGCACACCAAGAGCAAATCAACTTCTGCAAATCAGTTAAAGAATTTATGCCTGACTTTTTCAAAGGAGTTAGCGTATTAGATATTGGTAGCTTAGACATCAATGGAAACAACCGTTATTTGTTTGATAATTACGATTACACTGGCATTGATATTGGTGAGGGCAAGAATGTAGATATAGTTTGCAAAGGCCACGAATTTAAGCCAAACGGAGGCCATCAATTCGATGTTGTTATTTCAACAGAATGTTTTGAGCACGATAAATATTGGAGGGAAACGGTAAGGAATGTTATAGACAATCTATTGAAGAGTGGAGGTTTATTCATATTCACTTGTGCCACCACAGGCAGACCTGAACACGGAACTAAGAGAACATCACCATCGGACTCACCATTTACAAGTAAGGCAAAAGATTGGGAGGATTACTATATGAATTTAACTGAGGGCAACTTCTTTGGAAACTTTGACTTTGAAAAAGACTTTTTGATTTACCAATTTAAAACACGATTAGAATATCCTCAAGATTTGTACTTTTGGGGAATAAAAAGATAAAATTATGGCACTATTAAATTGCAACAAAACATACAAACAAGATGTACCTGGATGTGTTGACTTCATTGCTTTAAATTTCGATTTAGAAGGAACAACGGAGTATCAAATATCATTTACCTTTCCTAATGGGATGGTATTAAAGACAAGGAAAACAACCAATGCAGGTGGAGTAATTAATCTAACTAAAAACGATTTGTTAGATGGATTTTGGAACGATGGAACGGGTGAGATAGTTATCGAAATAAATGAGCTTACTGCCTTATGTGTTCCCGTAACATTAACACTTTGTGAGGTAGAATACTCACAGATAATACTTAATTTTACTAAAATATTAATTGATGCCGACCAAAGAACAGAGAATGTTCCTTGTTGCTAAATAAATAAAACAATGGAAGAACAACTATGGATTTTAAACTCAAAGATTGAAGCATTTCAAGTCTTTGTATTACTAATTTTCAACTCACTTGCAATTATTGGTATTCACAATATGTTTGCCGGGGATGGAATGATTTTTAAGCCAATAACAACCTACTTTGAAAATTTAATTGGTGATAAATGGTTTTGGATCACCAAGCCACTATACAACTGCCCACCTTGTATGATTGTAATCTATGGATTGCCATTGGCATTCTTTGTGTACGATGGTCAGCCTTACAGCTACTTTTGGATGTTTGCATATTGTATGGCATTAAGTGGATTGAATAAATTATTTACCTCAATCATTTACCGAGATTAAATGAATTGGTTGCTAACTCTAAATAACAATGGATTTGTTGCTAAAGGCCATTCCTGCGGATGCCAAGGGAACAATCAATATCATAGATTTTCCAACGACACAACAGAAGTAAAAGTTTACAAGAAATTAAACCAATATCAAATAAAAATAAATAATGTTTGGAGCGATAAAAAAGCACTTGCAGAACTTGAATCCGAGTTCTAATGTCATAGTTAAGGATGGATTTACTTTGGAATTTGCCTTTGAGTGCAATGGTACGAAGTATTATGAATTTAAGGATAAAAACTCTATGCCATTCCAACGTGGATTAGATGCCTTAATATTCTTTGAGGAACTTCAAAATGGAGTTACAAGGGATTACTTGCTTAACCATATCGAAGTAATGAAGAAATGTACCGAGGTCAAGAATGGTAAATCTTTGGACTTAAAAAATATGTTTATAGAAATAGCACGATTTGAGGAACGACTAAAATACATTATAAGTCCTGAGATAATCTATAAGGTTGCCTCAGTTGCCTTTATTGATGACAAAGAAAGCGTATTAAGATACGACCACGAGTATAATAAACATAAAATTGAGAGTTGGAAGAAGTATGGTGATGGTTTTTTTTTGCACGAACCTTTAAAGAGATTGATACCGTTTTTAATTACATACGGAGACAGTTCCCAAGCGTATTTGAGGGTGGTGGAACAAATAGAAAAGATGCAGGCGGTGGCTCATTCGTTGATAATGTTAGAGGAGGAATTGAAAGCAGAGAACGATTAAAATTAATAGTGATGAAATTTCTGCCTCCTACATATCAAATAAATACATTAACTTTGTATGATTTCTTTTTCTTTGCAAATGAGGCAAAGAGCCAACACGACAAGCGAACCGCTAATAAAAGATAGTGGAAAACGTAATAATAAAATTTACTGCCGACACAACGGGATTACAACCTGCGGTCGACCAACTTAAATTACTTGGAAAGATTAGCGAAGAGGATGCCAAAAAGATTGATGAGATTAATCAATCACAAGCCAAGTATCTAAATACATTAAAAGCTACAACTAAGGAAGCAGGAAACTTTTCCAATGAAATATCACAATTAAAAAGCGAAATTCAAGCAGGAGTATTGGAGGGAGTTGCTGAACATTTTGCTGAGATGGGTAAGGAGATGGAGGTTGCAGGTAAAAAAAGCAAAACGCTAAAGCAAGAATTAAAAGAACTAAAAGCACAGATTGCAAGTGGTGGATTGGATGCAAAACAATTATCCGAAGCAACCAAGAGAGCGGCAGAACTTACCGACCATTTAGGAGATGTAAACCAAAAGATAAAGGCATTATCAAGCGATACAAAAAGAATTGATGCAGTAGTTGAAGGATTTAGAGGATTAGCGGCAGGGGTAGCAATTACTCAAGGTGCAATAGGTTTATTGGGTGGCGAGAATGAAAAAGTTGAAAAAACTTTATTGAAAGTTCAATCAGCAATGGCATTGCTAACGGGTATTCAAGAGATAGCAAATTTAGCAACTGGCGAGGGAATATTAAAGACAACATATTTATCAGTAGCACAAAGATTAGCGGGTAAAAGTGCCACGATTATGGGTGTTGAAATTACTGCTGCTATGGCTGCTGCAACTGCTGGTATATCATTAATAGTTGCAGGGATTGCCTATTTAGTTGTTGAAATGAGTAGTACCGAGAAGTCAGCAAAGCAGATACAAGAAAGATTAGGCAAGATGTATGAGAAAGATGCTGAGGTTTATGCCAATGTATTAAAGAAAAGACAACAACTATTGCAAGGAAGTAGAGAGGGTGAATTAAAAGCACTTCAAGTAGGTTATGACCAAGAATTTAGGGAACGTAAAAGAGCACAAAAAGAAACAGGGCAAAGTCAAAAATCATTCGATGCAGAGACAAAAGTAAATATTGAATTGTTTAATAAGCAAAGGGATGAAATAAATCAAAAGTGGAATGAAAAAGAAAAGAAAGATTTAAAAGATCAACAAGATAAAAAAGCAAAATTAAAGGAAAAAGCAGATGCCGAAGCATTAAGAAAGGCGGAAGAAGAAGCACAAAAAAAAGCAGAGGCAATAGCCAAGGCAGAGGAAGAAGCCAACAAAAGAGCAATAGAAGATGTTGGTTTAACCGAGCAACTACAAAAGAATTACTACAAGCAGTTAGACATTCAAAAAAAGTACCAAAAAAGCAGTCTTGAGATTGACGAAATGTATGCAAGAATACAGTCAGAAGGTCGTTATAAGACATCAGAAGAAATCTATGGTCAGATTGAAAAGGAACTAAAAGACTATGAGGATTTAAAGAAAAAGCAAACGGATATTGATGATAAATACTTAGAAGAAAAGGCAAAGAAAGAAGAACAATATCGAGAGTTAGCAAAGCAAACAGCCTTACAAATGTTAGAGAATACTGCTGCATTTGCATTTGACCAAATTGAGCAGAACCTACAACAAGAAACTGAGTTAAAGATTGCTGCCGCAGAAGAAGAGTTGAAAAAGCAAATGGAGGGTAGAGAGTTATCTGCTGCACAACAACAAGCATTGGAAAGGCAATCACAAAGAGAAATTGCCAAAATTAAAAGCGATGCAGCAAGAAAGCAAAGACAAGCGGATATAGTACAAGCAGCAGTTAATGGAGCATTGGCAATAACAAGAGCCTATGCAACAATGGTTGATCCAATCTCAGCAAGTATTGCCGCAGTAGGTATAGGGGTAGTAACGGGATTGCAGATTGCAGCCATTAAAAATCAACCGTTACCTAAATTCGCTAAAGGAACAAAAGGAGTTGAAGGGGCAGGAACGGACACAAGCGACTCTATACTTGCATACCTTTCAAAAGGTGAAATGGTTATACCAACAAAGACCAAAGAAAGCTATTTTCCTGCCTTAGATTTAATCTTTGATAAAAAGGTAAGCCCAAGTATCGCCAATGAATTATTAATTGAAGCATCGAAAGGAAACTATAATATTTCTAATGACTATAATAATCCAGTGTATGTTAATAGTTCAGTAGCTATTGACTACGATAGGTTAGATAAGTTATTTAGCAGAAACAAGAGCACTACCAACATCAATATGGATGAGGCAGGATTTAGGAAGTATGTTATAGCTGAGAACGTAAAAACCGAATATTTAAACGCAAGATTTAGGAAATGAATTGGAAGTTTACAATAATAGAAACCGATAGCACAGAAACGGTAATCTTAGAGCCTATCAAGTGGGATGGATTGACGATTGCCTTAAATAGAAATCCAAACAATCACGGAATAATTAAGACGATAGATAATACCGACTTTCAATTTGTTGAGGATGGATATGTGTTGTTGAAGTCCATTTATGATTTAACGGGTGCTGATTCGGTGGCATATTTAAAAATAGAATTTCAATGCGAGGATGAGGCATATCAGTTGTTAGATACGTTTAAGTTCGATTTCAATACTTATAAACGCACTTGCGGTGATATGTGTATGATTGAGATAAGCGTAAATGCCAATAGCTGTTTGAATGATTTGATGGTGAGGATGTCGCAAGATATAGACTTAGCAACTGAGGTAGATATTGATGGCAATGAAATAACACCATTAGCGGAAACAGATTTGGTGTTGGGAGGTCAAGAGATAGTAATAAGAAATAGGGCAATCCCTGACCCAACTTTGACATATCAATTTTCAAGTACACTTGGAACTCAAGATTTTACTGCTTTCCCTGCATTTGGGCGAGTGTATAATTCATTGGCATTAAGACTAACACAGATAGAAGAAATACCTGCATTTAACTATCTTACTCCAACAGGACAATCTTTTAATTGTGCAACAGAATTTATGTTTGACCAACCTGATTGGGAAACAGAAGAATTATCTAATTACGCAATATGGGAACGAGATTTAGAAAATATTAGTTTAACTGAACTTTGTATGCCACCTAATTATGGGTTTAGTTTAGATGTTAACATTAGCGGTAATGTTATTGTTCAGTCAACTCTTAATGCTAATATAAATGGTATACTATACACCTTATATGAATTTGATGGCACAAACTATAATTTACTTTATTCAGTAAATATGCTTACTACGGGATATAATGTAACTGATGATATGGCCCCAGTAACTATTCCATTTTCTTATGCTAATTTCTCTCCAACAAGTTTTACCAATACGCAAAGATTGTATATTTATTTTGAAATTAATTATAGCGTATTTGATGGAGAAACAGAAGATTGTAAAAGTATGCAATTCGATTGGGAGTATGATGATACTTCTTATGTAGAAATGGTAGTAAACACAGACTGCCCCGAAACAACTATAAAAGGAGTTAACCTAAAAGATTGTTTAGAGTTTGTGCCAACTGCATTAGTTGGCGATTGTTACGATGTAGTATGTAACGACGATTGTATGAGCAATTACATACTTACTAATGGATTGAAGCTAAGAAGAAAATCAGATGCAAGTAACCTATTTATAAGTTGGGAAAACCTATTTAACAACACTTCCAAGATATTTAATATGGGGTGGGGTATATCTGGCACCGACCTAATAATAGACAAGGCTAAGAAGTTCTATCAACAAATAAACACCATATCGTTAGGTTCAGTAAATGAAGTTAAGATTAGCCACGCAAGGGACTTTTTATTCGGAAAGATAAACGTAGGTTATAGCAAGTGGGAATCCGAAGAGTACAATGGACTTGACGAGATGAATACAAGTAGAAAGTATTCAAGAAAAGGAAGCAACAGCGATAGAACATTAAATATAGTTAGTGATTTCATCACGGCAGGATATACGATTGAAATAACAAGGCGAAAGAGTCCATTTTCAAGCGATTGGAGATATGACAGCGATACGTTTATAATCAATAGGAATGGCTCAAATGCAGTGCAAGGGGTAACAGACCCATCCAACATAGTAAGTCCATCAACAAGGTACAATTACAGACTAACACCGATAAGAAACTTATTGAATTGGTACAATCGTTTATGTTTATACTCACCTCAAGAGTTAATTTTCAACTCCGCAAATGGTAACTACATTGCAAGTGGTAGGATGACCGGGCAATGTGATTTAGAGGATGTAGCCATAGCTGAGAATGACAATGTTATTACTGCCAATTTTGATGTTCTTGCAAATGCAGAACCATATTTTTTGCCAATTATTTATGAATTTTCAATACCTTTGACGATGGATAAGTTTATGAATCAAATGTTGGTAGATGTGTATGAGAATATTTATACATTTGAGTGCAATGATACTTTATTTACTGGTTACTTGTTAACCGCTACTTATGAGCCGAATCAAGGAATGGCGAAGTTTACGCTACTCCACGCAATAACAGAGTAATGGCAACGAGCCTTATAGATTTACAAAATAGTTTTGTAAGATTTCACGACCAAGAATTTATTACGGACAATGATTGTGGAATTGTTGTAGATACTTGTTTACCGATATGTGAGGCAGGAGATTTAAAGATGCAATTTAAAGTTACATCAAACGATTATGCAACATCAACAAACTTATTAAGTGCTTTTCAAGTAAGAAGGTTAACAAGTAGTGGATTGACTACAATAACAACGGTAGGTAAATCCATTCAAACCATATCAACAAACAATTACATTATATTTCTTCAATTTGACATATCGTCTTTGCTGAATGGATTAAATGATGGAGATTGTTTCCAATTACAATTTAACTTTTTAAAAGATGAGCCACCAGCGTACCTATCAATAACATCAATAACTTGTTTTAAATATTGTGTAGATAAATGTTTTACAAGTCGCATAACTTATACTAATAATGAGGATGCCTTTGGATTTATTTATCCCGATGCTGAGAACAGAAGAAATGCAATAAGATTGCCAATGTATGCCACAAGTCCTGCCTTTGACATCGAGCAACAAACTTATGTTAGAAGCAATGGAGAAAGAACAAAAGTATTTGCAAGATTAGCCAAAAAATATAAATTTGTTACCGACTTCTTGCCCGAAGAAATACATCAAAAGTTAGTTGTAGCACTTAACCACGACAACGTATTAATAGCAACATCAACAAACTATCAATTGGAATGTACTTTTGAGAACGAATACAATCAAGACTTTCCAAGTATTATGCAAGGGATGAATGTGTGGCCTGCAGATTTTCAAGTTTATGAAACACCATTTAACGAAATAAATAATAATTGTGGATAAAGGAATATTAATAATAGCAGTAGGACATCCTAACTATGGAAAGTTAGCTGCTAACTTAGCAATGTCCATTAAAGGCAGTAATTGCACATTGCCTATTCATTTGGTTTATACTGAGGGAACATTGCGAGGTATTGGCGAAGACTATGAAAGATTTTTTGATACAAAAGCCGAATGTCCTGCTGAATATTTAAAGAATAAAGGTGAGGATTGTTTTATAAAAGTAAAGGCACACGCTAACGATTTAAGCCCATTTAAGGAAACATTATTTTTAGATGCTGACATAATAATGATAAACAACAATCTACTTTTAGAAACGATTGAGAGCCTAAAAGATGTTGATTTCACCGTTAAGAACTCAGGATTTAGAAACTATGAATCCGAAACAATAACAAAGGATTCTATGCAATGGGCAAACTTATTAGAAATTAAGGAAGCATACGGATTTACTAATGAAGATATTTGGAATGTACACTCAGAATTTATTTGGTGGAAAAAAACCGAAGCAAACGACAAACTATTTAAAGATTGGATTTATAACTTTGAGAATTTAAAAGTAAGTAACATCGAGTTTGGAGGTTGTATTCCCGATGAACTACCTTTGTGGATTGCAATGATCCAAAACAAAATAACACCACATCAAGAAATGTTTCATCCTACATTTTGGCCAATGGATTCCAAAAAGCAAATGAGGATTACAGACCTTAGAAATGATTATTGTGGAATATCTATTGGAGGCAACAACCTTGCACCACTTGTTAAAAATAATTATGATATATTAGTTTCATTATTCACAAAGATTACGAATATGAGATACAAATACTTTGCACAGCCAAAGAAGAAATGGCTACCCGAAAGACATACCTACTAAAATGGAATTAGAAAAAAGCTACTCGATAATTGATGTAAATTCAATTGCTGAAATTGTAAGACATCCCCACTATGAGGATGAAGAATATGAAAACTTTTTGTATTACTCAGATGCAGAATATCCAAAGAAACTTATTGATGAGCGTAGGCCCAATGAGAATTATATGGTTAAGGAATATAGAGAGAAAACATATCAGCCAGTGTTCACTGAAGTATTTGATAGAGTATTAAATTCACTTTCTAAGATACATAGAGCAGATGGATTTTTTATTAAATATCCCGACCAATCACAATTCACTAAAATTGCCAAAGGTGAATCATTGGAAGAGTATTTAGAAAAGGAATTTAAGGGGAAACAATCAATAATGAATTATACCTTTAGCACTATGTTGAAGCAGTATATTATTGATGCTAATGGCATTTGTTTGATATGGGGAAAGCAACCAATGAATGACGATGGAACGGAGAACGATGTTGAATATATTGAGCCACATCCTTACATCATAAACACCGATAAGATAATTTACTTTAACGAGGGTGAATCTTTTGTTTACAAGGGAGAAAAGCCAAGAGAGATGTATTCAGTTGATAAAGTTAAATGGGCCAAGTGGAAGCAAGATAATAAGGGCAATTGGTACTTAGACCAAGAGATACCTAACTTATCACAAAAAGCGTGTTTCTTTAGACTTGGAGGGATAGTTGAATCAACAGAAGATTTAGGCACAGAATACCAATCACGATTAAAGGCAATGTTGCCTTGGTTAAATACTGCAACGGTTGAATTTAGCGATTTACAAGCTGAGATTGTTATGCACATCCACAGCCAACAATGGATTTATCAGAGTGAGGAATGTGGCGATTGTGGAGGTCGTGGTTACTTGCAAAAAGACAATCAGAAAGTACCTTGTACTAATAAGAGATGTAAGGATGGATATGTTTCTTTTTCTCCTTATGAGCCATTGAGAATAAGACCTGCTAAGACTAACTTAGGAGAAAGCCCGGCACCAACACCTCCAATGGGATATGTGCAGAAGAACACCGAGATAGCCAAGTTACAAGATGAAAGGATAAACAACCATAGATATAGGGCATTGGCTGCAATAAATATGCAGTTCTTAGAAGTTATCCCTGCCTCAGTGAGTGGAGTTAGCAAGGCTTATGATAGAGATGAAGCCAACAACGTATTTTTTGCCATTGCAAAGGATTTAGGAAGGATAATTGAGTTGTCTGCTTATTATGTAGCAGTATGGAGATATAATCAGTTATACGACAGCGATACAATTAAGATGATGTGTCCAATAGTTGTTGTTCCTAATACATTCGACATCCTTAGTTCAGATTTCTTAGTTCAAGAAATTAAGAACGCTAAAGATTCAGGATTAAATGATGCGGTGCTTACTGAAATGGAGATTGAGTTTATAAAAAAGAGATGGGCCAATGACCCACGATTGCAGAACATAAAGATTGATGCAATGAAGTTAGACCCAGCAAGTGGAAGGAGTGAAGAAGAAAAAGCTTTGATGTTTGCGAGTAACACAATGACTAAGCAAGACCAAATATTATCAACTTACATTTATGATTTCACAGAAAAGGCTTATGAAGAATATCCTGACTTTGGAATGAAAACAAGAGATGAAAAGTTGAGAATTATGCAAGGCTATGCTGAGGTCAAGCTAAAAGAAATATCTGCAAAAAATAAAGTTGAAACAATAATTAGAGATAACATTGGCAACTAAGGGAGATAAAGAAATAGAGGCAATCTTAAAGGCTATTGATGAAGGGATAATTGACTTCCAAGAAGCAATCCCAAAAATTCAAGAAAAGATTTACTCTAAGTTATTATTATTTCAAAAGGAATTATCCGTGCAAGGGGAAACCATCACCAACACGGTTAAGAATGTAAAGCTATTGTCAAACATAAAGCAAGATATAGAAAGCATAATATTAGACGATACAGACTACCTTGAAGCGGTAGCAAAGTTTTCTAAGTTATACGACAAGGTAACAGCACTTAATTATAGTTATTTCAAGTCCATAGAAAGCAAGTTTAAGCCATCAAAAGTTATTGATGAAGTAAGAAAACAATCAGTATCTTTAGTCATTGATGGACTAACAGAAGCAGGATTGCAAACTAACTTTATCAATCCAGTTAGAGAAATAATCAACACCTATGTTACTACCGGGGGAAGCTATTCAAAATTAAGTGGTGAACTTAATAACTACATTAATGGATATAACTCTGATGCAGGGCCAATAGATGGAAGTTTTGTAAAATTCACCAAGCAAATAACAACCGATGCCATCAATCAATACAATGCCCAAGTAAACGAGATTACAAGTGCAGACTTAGGATGGGAGTGGTACAGATATGTTGGAAGCAATATTAAAACTACAAGAACATTTTGCGAGGCACTAACAAAAAAAGAATACTATCACCGCTCAGAATTAGCACAGATAATTAAGGGAAACTTTAAAGAATTTAAAGAGATGAAAGGCGAGATTTACAACAAGACAGGACTACCACAAGGGATGTATGACGATACGAATACAAGTAACTTTCCTATTTATCGAGGGGGTTATAATTGCGGTCATCAAGCGTATGCCATCCCTACTTACTTAGTGCCTCAAAAAGTTAGGAACTTAATAACAACAAAATAATTTGTTTTAATATAGATAAAAACTATAACTTTGCGTAAACATATAAATATAATTTATGACACAAGAAGCAAAAAAGTTTAAACTTTTAAAGATTACAGACACAAGAGGAAATTGCAACTACGTTCCTTTCAACAATTCGAATGTTCAATTTTACCGAGAACATAAGCAAAAACTTACAAGAGAAAAACAAGAAAAGTTTTTAATTGATGAAGTTGAATTATCAGTTGAAGAAGCCGCTGCAATTGGTGTATTTGAGGCACATCAAATTCTAAACCCTCCTAAAAAAAGAGCAGAAGCATCACAACAATCAAATGACATTGTTGCAATGTTGATGAAACAAAATCAAGAGTTAGCCGAGAGGTTAGCAGTGATTGAAAGTGTAAACAAGGAAACTAAACCCACTAAAAAATAGTTATGAAATATCCAAAAAAACCCAAAGGCGGCTGCAAAGGTTGTGGCGGTAAATAATTAATTTAAAAAAAACAAATATGTTAATAACAGATTTCATTGTTTCCTTAGCTGAGAAAGCAGGAATAGACACAAAAGACACAGAACTAATTGATTTACTTTCTAAGAGTGATTTAGCCAAGGTAAGTATTGCCGATGGACTTACCGAAAAAGTAAACAAATCACTAATTACCAAAGAAGAAGCGAAGAACTCACCTGAGTTAAAGAAACACTTCTACGGTAATGCACTTGATCCAATCAACAAAAAGATTAATGCTTTTTTTGATGAATACCAATTAGACGATGCTACGAAGAGCGAAATACTTTCTGATACATCTACCTACGGACAATTAGAAAAGACCATTAGAAAGATTGCAGAACTAAAAGAAAAGCAATCTAATAGTGGAAGCAAAGGAGAGAGAGCAGAGTTAGAAAAAAAGATTAATGAGTTAGCATCTGAACTTAGCAAAGTTGCCAAACAAAAGGAAGAAGAAAAAACATCTGCAATAAACGAGATAACTAATAAATACGAAAATCAATTAATGAACTATCAAATAGATTCAATAATTGGTTCTAAGCAATTGCCCGGACAATTCCCAAAGGATATTGAAATGAAGATTGCAAGGGAGTTTGTAGAAAAAAAGTTAGCTGAAAAAGGTGCAATTGTAAAAAATATTGAAGGAAAATTAAGACTTGTTTCAAAAGATGATGAAAAATTATTTATCTTTGACGCAGGAAAAGAAGTTTCCTACGATTCTCTCACAGAAATGGCCTTGGCCGAAAATAAATTTTTAAAAGTTAGTGGCGGAACACCGGCACCAACAAATGGTTTTAACCGAAACAACGGAGCTAACCCTCCAAAACAGAACGCAACTACTAACTTAGCGTTAAGCAATATTGATACTGCTTTAGAAGGCTTAGAATAGGGTTAAAATACAAAATAAAATGGCTTTAGGTTATTGCCCAGCGGTTCTCAATCATATGAAATTTATCATAGGAGAGAACGCACCAGAACACAAAATCACTCCTTCGGGATTTTTAAAAGCAGCACTTGAAAAAGGAGCAAATGCAACTCCAGTGCAAGATGCATTGAGTCTTAGCAATCAAGCGGGACACATCAAAGATTTGAGATTGAAATATTACAATCGTACTATTCCATCTCAGATGTCAACATCAGATAATTGCGATATTGACTTAGTTCAAGCGTATGACGAGATAACTATTGATACTACATCAATCGTTAAATTCGGATTGCACTTTGACGATTCAACAATTGCAAGATATTGTGATGAAGCAAGTAGGTCAGTTAACATTGGCGGTGCTCCAACTCCATTTATGCAAGAACACCTTGCAGGATTGATGGCTGCAATGAATGGCTTTGTTAGCAAAATTGACCAAACATTGTTAGGTCAAGTTGTTTGGGGTACAAATGCAGTTACAGGAAACAACACAGCAGTAAGTGTTAACTTTAACGATGATTCAACGGTAAATTTATTTTCTGAGGGATACACTAAATTGTTAAACGACTATGCTTTAAACGAAGGCCAAGGCACTCCAATTGTTGTTGGTAGTGGGTTAATTAATGCAGCTATGATTCAATCAAAAATTGCAGGATTAACACAATACTCTCCATTAAACAATGGTGCTGCTGCAAATTCATTTGATTACTACCACGACATTAACTCTCAAACATCTTGGGGAACAAACCAATTTGGAGTATTTATGCCGGGTACATTTGGACTTGTTGAACTTGACAGATACAAAGGATTCAGAGCTAAAAAATTAGGTTTATCAACCTTTTGGAATATGGCTGTGCCTTTGAATATGCCGGGTGCTGATGGATTGTTGCAAATGATGTATATCGATTTTCAACTAAGAGAATTAGATTGTGCTCAAGAAGCAACAGTTGGTTACGAAACAACTACTCTTGATGCAGGTTATTCATTAATTATGTCCAAAAGATTTGCATTATGGCAAGTGCCTAACGATGCTTTCTTAGCAGGAGATAGATTAACTGGCAACAATGGTGCATTACGTTACACAGCAGCTAATTCTTAATTCTTATGAGCTGCTTTGATGGATTAATAAATCTTAAAGGGTGCTCAGTAACTGAAGTTCCGGGTAGTGTTTATTCTTTGAATAGCCTACCCGGCATTTCAATAAAAGCCTTTGAAGATGCTGCAAATAGTGAGCAAGGTACTTATGTAGGTGTTTGGGAAAACATTAATGAGAGGGCCGAGGCATCAATTAAAAACACAATTCTTTCTTACTTGCGAGGTCGATATAAGATTAGCAGAGTTATAAGAACGGTTGAAATAGCAAGTATTACGCAAGATAATAGCGTAGCAGACAATCTTTATAAAGGCATACTTATTAATTTAAGTTATTCGACAAACGAAAATTGGAGGTTATCTCCATTCCAAAATATATCCATTCAATCATTGCGTTATTACAAGGTTGGAGGGAGCACAGAAACAACATTAAATATTAATTTCTTTAACTATCTGACTAAAGAAATATTGTTTACAAAGACGGTTGATGTGAGTACATTTACAACGGGTTGGAATGATATTCCCGTGAATAAAAACTTTGATGTTGCTCAGTTAGGTATTGGCTATAAGCAAACAAAAGATACATTAAGCTATTTAACAAATGATGCCAATGGATATTATGCTTATGCTTGTGATGAATGCTTTCAGAGTGAGTGTGGGCAGATTAGAGGCTTTGTAAGTAGCAACGATAAGATAAGCGGAACGCTATCATTAAACGATACTGTTGTTGGCTTACAAGCAATGATGACCATTGGATGTAGTTATGATGCGGCAGTATGTAGCAACAAGTTATTATTTGCTGAGGCATATTGGTATTTGTTAGGCATAGAGTTTATGTTAGAGAGGCAATATTCTGAACGTATCAACTTTATGACAACCGTATTAAAAGAGGAAGCAGTTGAATTACAAGCCTTGTATCAAACGAAATATGAAGAAGCGTTGAAGAATGCCTTAGATGGATTTACATTTGATTGTGATGCTTGTTTGCAGTGTGATAACCAAGTTCAATTCTTTCCACAACTACCATAATGGAGATAACATCTAACTTTCCTATTGTTATTGCTGACATATTATCTAAGATAAATATGTTAGACAATCCTGAAACGGTATCGAGGGCGGTTGCATCAGCAATAATGCCTGAAATGAGGAAACGTATTCACGTTGATGGCAACAATTCTAAAGGAAGTAAGATTGGAACTTATAGTGCCGCATATTTAAAATTAAGACAAAGAAAATACAATAGAACAGCAGACTCAGATGTGATAATTTCATTGACGAGGCAATTAGAAAATAGTTATGTTTTAGGGGCAACACAAAACTCCTATAACATTTCATTCTCTACCCCATTATCATTTGACAAGGCAACGTGGATGGAAGAAAAGTATGGTAAGATTTGGGATTTAACAATCGAAGAACAAGATATTGCCTCATTAGTGGCAAACGAAGAAACTAAAAAAATAATGCAATGAATTTAGCTAATTTAATTGAATTAATAGATACAAAAATACTTGCAGTAATGGAGGACATCTCTACATTGCAACCTATTAAAGCATTTGGATTAACGGAATTATATTATAGTGGTGAAGAATACTATCCGGGTAAAGTCGAGGGAGGGCAAATAATTGAGGTTGCCTTAAAAGATAATTTTAATCTTAGTTGGTATTCAAGAAACACCACAGGCACATACAACACAATAGAAAATAATTATGGCAACAAACAAAACAAAGTTGAAGAGATAACAGATGTTAAGTTAGTTGCCTATACAAATAGAATTAAAACGGGATTTTCTCTTGAAACAATCAAGGATATATTTATAAGTGCAATTCCAAGCGTATTATCAAAATCGGAGTGTGAGAGCAATGAGATTGATAGTTGCCAAATTGAACTGATATCACACGAATTAGATACAACCAAGATTTATAAAGATGAAATCAAAAGCAACGCCAAGGTGAGAGTTGGAGTTGAATATGGATTGATAGCAATCCGCTACAATATTAGAGCCACCTATCGCAGAGGGTGTCGTGTTATTTGCGAATGTTAAAAATAAAATAAAATGGCTTATTATCCATCAGGTTGCGATGAGAATATTCAAGAGCATAGTTGTGGTGGTTGTGGGGTTGAATTGGCCCGTGTAAGACGTGCTGCATTCATCAATAAAACATACTACCCAACATTAATTGCCGATGCAGAAAATGTATCAGTATGGAACGCAGGAATTGCTTCTGGTGCCATAATTATAATCCCTGAAACACAAGGAGATTATGATGGCGGTGCTCCACAAATGGGGCAAGGTTATGGAGATTCAGAAGAAACTCTTAATGCCTACCTATTTACAGCAATGATTAAAGATCCAAATTATGCAGGCAATAGAAATTTTTACAATTCTATCAAAGGAAGTAGAAACTTTCACTTTGCATTTGCATCGGAAACAATTTTGAGAATATCGGATGAGCCGGTAACAATTATACCAACCAATCCAATTGCTAACGATTTGAAGCAAGAGGTAGTTTGGGATGTTCAAGTAAAATGGACATCAGATAATTTTGCTGACGAGTACGATACTCCAGATGTTTTCACTTGTTATGTTCCATAAATAAGAGGGGGGTAGTAATATCCCCTTTTTTTAATTCAATTGTATGTATTATCCATCAAATTGCAATGAAATATCAACTCACGATTGTGGGGGATGTGAGATAGAGTTAGGTCGAGTGAGGGCGGTTGCCTTTGTTCACAAAAGCTATTATTCTACATTGGTGGCAGGTATTGAGGATTTGAATACTTGGAATGCAGGGAGATTGGCAAATAAAATATTTGTTTATCCCGATGTAAATGGGGAGTTTAATGGAGGTTCAGCGATTACGGGGAGAGGCTTTGCCAAGGCAGAGGAAACATTGATGGCTTACAATTATGAGGTGCAATTTAATATTCCTAATTATGAGGGCAATATTGCACATTGGAACGCATTGAGAGGTTCAAGAAATTACTACATTATCTTTTGCACAGAAACACAAATGCACATCACTAATAGGATATGTACTATTGTGCCGAGAAATGACATTAAAAACGATTTAAAACAAGAAGTTATTTGGAGTTGCGTAAGCAAGTGGACTTCGGATAGTTTCCCAACAATATACGATAAGTTAGACGATGCATTTAATTGTATAATAACAAATGTAAATTATTTATTGCAAGAGAATGGATTTTATTTATTGCAAGAAGATGGTTCAAAAATAATAATATAATATGGCAGATTTACCAATAAGCGGATTACCCTCAGCAGGGGCATTAAGTGGCTCAGAGCCATTGGCAATAGTTCAAGGAGGTGCAACAAAGCAGACAACGGTTCAAGATGTAGCGAATTTAGCAGGAGGCTCATTAACCTCCGATGAATTAGATGCGATACAAGGTTCAAGTTTGCCGAGTTCGAGCAATGTATTTATTACTGAGGATGCACAAACATTTACCAAAGATGCAAACGACAATGTATTCTATAATGGGGTTACAGCAACATTAGACGGAACTAATAATATATTTTTACAAGGTGCGGTTAGCAATGTTTTTGGAACAACAACAAGATTTAATATAATTGAGCAATTTTGCAGTGGATTTACCTTTGGTGATGGATTAGAATACACTACAATTAAAAGTGGGTCAGTTGGTGAAGATTATACTGCTTCTCCTGACTTTGATTTTCTTTATGGCAATGATTATCCATCTGAAATATTTAGAAACGCAGAAAACACAGCAAACTATCATAGGTATTACGACCCGACAAATGATAGGATAGTATTAACTAATCTTACAACTTTGGTAGTTAGTTATATTGGTGGTTCAAGTGGTAGTGGTATTCCTAAAGCAACTGCAAGTGGAACTGATACATACACAGCAACAATATCAGGAGTTGCCTCTTATACTGATGGAGATACTTATTTAATTAGATTTACCAATGGAAACACAACGGGAGCAACATTAAATATAAACTCACTTGGTGCTAAGACATTATACAGAAACAATGATGGTGCTATAATAGGAGGTGATTTTTGGGATGGTGGCGAAATGTTGTGTGTTTACAATTCTACATTAAACGGATTTCAATGTATTGGCACTTCACCTAATAGTATATTTGCTTACGTTACAAATGCTGATAGCGTAACTATAACAAAAGGGCAAGTAGTTTATGCTTTTGGTGGCACAGGGGATAGGATGACCGTTAAATTAGCTAACAATTCAACAGATGCAACATCTGCAAGGACAGTTGGAGTAGTGTTCTCAGCAAGTATAGGGGCAAATCAAAAAGGTATAATTATATTGCAAGGTTTAATTGATGGATTAAGTATATTGGGTTCACCATTTGTTGATGGCGATAGTGTTTATTTAGGTTCTACGAATGGTTCAATAACAAGAACAAAACAATATGCACCTAATCATTTAGTTTACATTGGCACAGTAACAACTGCAAGTGCAGGTTCAGCAGGTAGAATGTATGTAAAAATTCAGAATGGTTATGAGATGGATGAACTGCATAATGTATCTGCACAAACACCGGCCAATAAAGATGGATTGTTTTACAACACAACAACTTCATTATGGGAGTCAAGGCAAGTTGCTGCAACGGATATTGATGCTAATGTTAGCAATACTGAATTTGGATATTTAGATGGTGTTACAAGTGCTATTCAATCACAGATAGACACAGCAAGGAGAGGAACAATATTCTTTGCCCCATCTTCAATTAATCCATTAGATTCAACAACTTATTATTTTTCTTCGGCACTTGGAATAGGAACAACAGCAGGTTCATTTGATGTAAATTTGGGCTATGCCTTTAGAGTTATTGGAGCAACAATACAAGCGTTTAACAATAGCGGAACAGTTGGGAGTTCAGAAGATTCAACTTTGCAATTAAGAAACGTTACACAAGGCACAAGTTCATCAATAGGCACGTTTAAAACAAACGCTGCCGCACTTGCTCAAACAGAAGTAACTTATACTGGATTAAATATTTCGGTTGCGGCAACAGATTTCTTTGCTTTGCAGTGGGATTTTCCTGCGGCAGGAACAAATCCAACAAACGTATTTATGAGAGTTAATTTACTTATTCAATTTACATAATATGAAAACATTCACATACAAATTACAAGGCAATGGAGTTGATAGTTGGATAGTAACCGACACCAACGGAGAAAAAACAATGAGTTATATTTCGCCAATTGACCTTTACAAAAAAGAGGTAAACGATTATCACAATTTATTACTTGAGAAAGTATTGAAAGACCATAATTATATTAGCATAGGCGAGGTTGCATTGTGGATTCAGACTGAATATAATGACGAAGCAAACAGCATTATTAATTGGTGGAAATTATCAAGTGAGCAAGTTATGGCACATTTGAAAACTATAACCGATTATGGAGATAGTTCAGAATTTTGTAGTACAATTATAAAATTTTAATATTTTTGTCAAAAAAAACTATGAAAACTTGGAGAACATATCAATGGGAAATATTAATAGCGATATTGTTAATATTTGAAATCAACTTAGTTATAACTAAGGATGCCTTTGGAATTACAGCTTTACTAATAGCATTTGCATTAGTGCTACATTTGTTTGCAATGGTATTATACGCTATAATCAATGATTAGCCACATTTACATATTAGTAATGTTTTCAGCGATTGCCAAAGCAGCGATGGACAAACTTAACTTTCATTTTTACGAAAGTATATTCGCAAAATTAAATCATAGATTTTGGAACTCAGAATATAGTTGGCAAAACAAATGGAGGGATGGAAAGCCTGAACTTGGAGAAGATTATCCATTCAGTTCTACATTGTTTGTATTCCTCACCGATGGTTGGCACTTGTTACAATTCATATTCTTAAATACATTTTTTTTAGCGTTATTTTTGATTGCATTGCACGATTTTGGTTATCGTGAGGCGATTGTACATCTGATTTTATTAAGAGCCTTATTTGGCGTTACATTTGAATTATTTTTTAAATACATTTTTGCAAGTAAGTTATGATTACATTCAGTCAATTATTAGTAGTATGTATGGGGTTGATTTCAGTGCTATACGGACTATTCCATTCACGAGTTGTTAAGGTAGAAAAGAAAGTAGAAGAACACTCAACAGATATACAGAAACTTTACGATTTTAACGAATTGAAAGTACAAAGAATTGAAAGTGATATAATTGATTTAAAAAACGATTTTAAAGAATTTAAGAAAGAAATATCTGCTAAAATACATCGAGATAGCAACATTATCAATCAAGCAATACACACCATTGAAAGGGTGCAAAAAGTATTAGAAATGCACGAAGTAATTGAAGATAGATTAGAAAAAATTGAAGCTAAGTTAAACAATCTAAAAAAACAACTATGACACCAACTAACTACACACACGGCCCATCCGCCATCTACAAAAACCAAGTTTACAAAGTAATTGCCAACTACCCCGAAAAGAAAGAGGCAAAGCTAATTTACAACGGAGTAACTAAGAATGTGCCTTACGATGAATTACACCAAGTAATGACAGAAAGCGAAGCCAATCTAAGAATGTTGGAAGAAGAAGTAAAAGAGGCAACAGCAAAAACTAATTTATGAAAATCAGCCTAATTTTAGAAAGGGAAGTTTACACAGACAAATCCACCATTGGTAAACTATATTACAAAGATGTCCAAACAATAGTTCCTAAATTCATCTGCTACACTCTTGAAGATACTTGCAGAGATTGGAATAGGGATGGAGATTTAGACGATAAGGGAGAGCAGAAAGTATTTGGAGAAACAGCCATACAGGGAGGAACATATGAAATGAATATGAGGTATTCACCGGGATTTAAGATTACAACTCCACACCTGCAGAATGTTAAAGGTTATGAATACATTTTAATCCATCCGGGCAATGGCCCACAACACAGCAAAGGTTGTGTTTTGGTAGGCAAGAAACAAGCTAAAGATTGGATCAGCGAAAGCAGAACAGCATTTAGGGAGTTGATGGCATTGCTCAAGAAGTACGAAGAAATGGAGATACAAATTGTTGACCAAAAGATAATTCCATTAGCATAATGTGGCGAACATTCCTAAAAAATATTTCATTAAATACTTTAAAGGATTTATACCATACATTCAGCAATGAAAAGAGTTTCCTTAGTAGCAAAAAGATTGAGCGTAGTTTATTTGTTACTACTATCCTTGCTATGTATTGGACTTATTTTATTATGGTGGTTCTCAAGGCAAGTATTACGGATTTTATTTTATTTATTTCGCCTCTTTTTATTGCGGCAGGATTTAACTTATTACAATCAGAAAAAAACAAGAAAAATGAAAAAACTAATCCTGGTCCTACTGATAGCAACAACGATTAGTTGTAGTGTCATCAAGAATATTCGCAAAGAGAAAAAGAAAGAGGAAAGTAAGACTGAGCAAGAAATAAAAACTGATAGTGTTGCCAAAGTAGAGATTGAGAAAGAGATAGTATCAACATTCACCTCCGATGTAAAGACTGAATTTTTCGATTTAAGCGAGGTAACTATCTATGAGGTTATGAATGATAGTGGCAAGGTTATTAATCGCACCACAACGACTAAAACCAATATTAAAGGCAATATAATTGCAAAAGGTAAAGAGGATAAAAAAGAAACATCCACAGAAAGCAAAAAAATAGATTTGTCAAAATCTGACAAGTCAAAAGAAAGCAAGTCAAAAAGCGAGTTAGTAAAAGTTAAGGAAGTCAAGAAATGGTCATTGCCATTGTGGATGTGGATAACAATAGGAATAACATTCTTTCTGTTTATTTTGGTAGCAGTTTGGAAAATCAAAAAGAAATACTTTCCTTTGTCTTAATTAGTTTTCATAGACTGGTAATTGATTGTTCGGAAAGCCCACTTTATAGTGGGTTTTTTCGTTTCTATAAAATTAATCTATTTGAGTATCAGATAATTAAATATAGTTGTGTTGTATATTAATATAATTGTATATTTTTGCAAACAACAAAACACAATTAATATGAAAAAACTAAATCAATTTACAGACTATCTAAACAACCTACTACTAAAGTATGAATGGTGTACCTCACATCGTGATAGATACCACGTTCAACAGCCAAAAAAAGAAGAAAAAAAGATAAGAATTTGGCAGACTACTCACAACGGAATAACCACAAAACACAATTAATATGTCAAAGAAAAAAATTCAATACATCATTTCACCGATGCAAATGGCATTTGTGAACTCAATAATTTACAAGGCAACAGAGCCGAGTAGTAGTTTAAAAAAAGGCGAGGCATTTGGCAAGATATTTATCGAGAGCCATCCTGAGTTCAAGTCGTTCAAAAAGAAAAATGCTAACATAGAATTGGATGGCGAGTAAATCATTCATTAACTATGAATATAGTCTTTAATGTATGATAAGTCATTCTGATAACGTTTTGCAGATTGGCGGTCGTTTTAATGCCGCCAATGTGCTGTTATATTTAGTTTGTTTTAATTTTTAGCGAAGGAATTATGAAAGAAGAAATAAAAGGAGTAGAATTTTTTGCAGGGAGTAGATCCATTGGCAAAGCTGCCGAAAGTTTAGGAATGAAAGTTTTTAGTGTGGATTGGCAGCCATTTGAAAATATTGATTACGTTGGCGATGTGGAAAATATGAAGATTGAAGATGTGCCATTTATACCTGATTGGGGTTGGTTTTCTCCCGATTGCACAACTTACTCAATAGCTGCTTGTTCAACTCACAGAACAAATAGTATTGAACCCAAAAGCGAATACGCTATAAAGTGCGATAGAGTAAACCAACATTTTATATCAATGATAGATGAATGGTTAAAACTAAATCCAAACTTCATATTTTACATTGAGAACCCAAGAGGGATGCTGCGTAAAATGCCATTTATGCAAAGGTTTAAACGACATACTGTTTGGTATTGCCAATATGGAGATGATAGAGCAAAGCCAACGGATATATGGACTAATAACGAAAATTGGCAACCAAGACCAATGTGTAAAAATGGTAATCCAAATTGCAACCACGAACGTGCGCCAAGAGGATCTAAAACAGGAACACAAGGCAAAAAAGGCAGCTTTGATCGTAGTAAAATACCAAACGAATTATGTTTAGAGGTAATGCGTGCGGTGGGAAAAATTAAAACAAATTGAATATAACGTATGGTGCTTTGCGAAGGCGGGGCTTAAAAGAACAAATGTTGAATTAACCACAAAAGATAATTAGATGCAGAAAGTTGAAAATATAGACGAAACCCCCGCTTTTGCAAAGCAAGTGTTACAGGAAGTACGGTCTATTAACGTGGTTTCTCTTTTCAATGGTATGGGAACTTTACGACAAGCATTTGAAAACTTAGGAATAAAAGTAAACAACTACTATTCAAGTGAAATTAAAACCTATGCTATTAAATTGCAACAACATCATTTCCCTGATGTAATACAAGTTGGAGATATTAGAAATTGGAGAAAATGGAATATTGATTGGAGTAGTATTGATTTTATAGGAAGTGGAAGCCCTTGTCAAGATTTAAGCAGTATTGGTAAAGGCGCAGGTTTAAATGGGGATAAAAGTAGTTTGTTTTTTACGTTTGTTGAAATACTAAATTATTGCAAATCATTAAACCCAAATGTAAAGTTTTTGCAAGAAAATGTAGGTTCTGCATCAAAAAAAGATATTGGAATAATGAGTAGAGCATTAGGTGTTTATCCGGCAAGAATAAATAGTAGTTTGTTAACAGCACAATTAAGAGATAGGTATTATTGGACTAACATAAAAACAAAAGAAACAATGTTTGATATTGTTTCTGATATACCGCAACCAAAAGATTTAAAAATAAAATTACAAGATATAATTTTAAGTGGCAAAGTAAACAAAGAAAAATCAAATGCACTTATTCAAAGATATATTGGTGCTTGTCCTAAAAGTGAAATTGCCCTACAAAAGTTTTTGAAAAATAGAGTTGATTTTGGAAGCTATTGTGAAATAATAGAAAATGATAAATTGAGGGTATTTTCAAAAATAGAAATGTGCAGATTACAAGGGTTTTTAGACAATTATTGCGATATACTTTCAGAAGAAGAAGCAGGTAGTTTATTAGGAGATGGATGGACATTGCCAATAATAGAACACATATTGTCTTTTTATGAAGTTCCGTAGTATTTCCTGTAACTATTGCACTTGCGTACCATAACAATATCTATATCTATGAAACCAATTGAATTACAACTAACTTACAAAAAGGTATTAAGTTTTACCGAAACTCAAAAAAAGGCACTCAAAAAACTTGAGGATTACGATGTAAATGTAAACGAGTTTATCAGAATTGCAATACGAGAAAAACTATCCCGTGAATGGAAGGGAATAAAAGAAAGAAAGGACAATAAGTGTCCATTTTAATACTAACAATCTAAAAAAAAAACAATGCAAAAAGCAGGAAGAAAACTAAAACAAAAACACGAGTACAACATCATTGATAGCGAGGTGAGGCAATACATAGACTACCTCTGCGACACGATAGGAACTGATTTTGATACGATATTCGCAAACAAGAGCAGACTTCGCCACATAGTGATGAAAAGAGAAGTAGTGGGATATTTGGCCTATTTAAAATACAAAGAAATTATCTCCTTAGATATATTTGGTGAATTGATAGGCAAGGACCACTCCACGATTATTTATTATGGCAAAATGTACGAAAAGGCAATGGAAGGATATTTGCCTGAGAACAAAGCGTTGATTGATGCTTTAGCGGTTGCATTTGAGCATAACTTTGAAGGAAGCAAGGTTAAATATGGCTACAAGGGATTCATCATTCATAAAACATTATTAAGCGAGTTCTATATTACAACAGATTCCGGGCAAAGATTGCCATTCATTACAAGTCAATGTGCCGATGCAGAAACATTCATCAATGGGATAGTGTATTGGAAGGAACGATTAGAGAAATCCACGTTTGACAATCAACCATTTGAAAGTATAGAGGCAAATGTTTAGATTTGCTCAATGAAAACTAAGATATGTAATTGTGGTTGTGGAACTGAGTTTATCCCTACGAAAATAGGGCAAAAACAAGTTAATCAATCGCATTACATAACTTGGTTAATCAATACACCTGAAGGTCAAAAAAAACAAGCTGAGGCAAGAGAAAAGGCAAAGAAGATAATTGTCAAGGCCGAAAAGAAAAAAGACAAGGATCAGCGAGAAAAGTTAAAAACATTATCAGATTACGAAAGTGAGGCAAAAAAATCATTTCAAAAATTTATACGGTTACGAGATGCAGAATTGCCTTGCATTAGTTGTGGCACAACAAGAGATGTTCAGTATGCCGGGGGGCATTACTTTGAGGCAGGGAAATATTCTGCTTTAATGTTTGATGAAAGGAATTGCCATAAGCAGTGCAATAAGTATTGTAATATGGGGAAGTCAGGCAATTTACTTGAGTATCGCAAGGGATTGATTAAAAGATTTGGGATTGAGTTTGTGGACCAGTTGGAGAGTGAAAGCGATAGCAAACGAGATTATAAATATACCAGGTCGGAACTTATCGAAATCAAAAAAAAGTACGATTTATTGAATAAAAAATTAGGCTAACTAAAATTAATTAGCTTGAATTTCAACAACTTACATATTTGTTACTTGTATATTAATATATTTGTATATTTTTGCATCCAACAATTTAAAAAAACAATATGAAAACACTAATGAATTTTATCCTGTTGCTTGGGATATACATAACAGCAACACTTGTGTATGATGGCGAGATAATTTGTCTGCCATTATTAGTTGCACTAACATCAATCTTATTCATCATTAATCAAAAACAAAAAGTATGACAATTCAAGAAATCCAAAAAGTACAAGCATTAGCAATAACTGCTATTTCAGAAATTAATTGGCGAGAAAACAACGGATGGCCAAGTGATTATCAGAGTATTGAATCAACTCAATATCTTGATGGATCAATAGTTATTGAGTATGTAACAAGAGTTGATATAGAACACGAGAAGCACGGAAATGGCTCACCTCTAACGATGGTAACTGACTTTTACAACATTAATGTTCCATTGACAAAGTCTGGCAATGTAAACTTCAAGGAGTTGTATGACCTTGTAGAAAGTGCAATGGAGATTATCAGAGAAGTAGAAATTACAGAAAGAATAGTATAAATAATCAAAAACAATCAAAATGGAATTAAAAGGAATCATTGTAAAAATCGGAGATATAGAAACTATCTCCGATAAATTCTCTAAAAGAGAAATCGTTATCGAAACACCGGGCGATTATCCTCAGAAGATAAGTTGCCAAGTGTCTAACAAAACCATTGGTTTATTCGATGGAAAAGCAGAGGGCCAAGAGGTAACTGCCTCTATCAACATTAAAGGCCGAGAACACAACGGTAAGTATTACAACACTATTGAAATTTGGAAAGTAATCTAAAAACAAAAACAACTATGAAACTAATTGCAACTGCCTTATTGAAGGCTCAAAAAGAAATGGGAACTGCTAAAAAAGATGCTAAAAATCCATTTTTTAACAAAAACTACGCTGACCTTAACTCTATCCGGGAAGCGTGTATGCCACACCTCAATAACAATGGCATTGTGGTATTACAGCCAACTGCCTTTATTGATGGCAAAAACTTCATTAAAACAATCCTTTTGCACGAATCAGGAGAAAGTATCGAAGCACTAACAGAAATCATTTACAGCAAGATTAATGATGCCCAATCGCAAGGTAGCGGAATAACCTATGCAAGAAGATATGGACTTCAATCATTGGTAAATGTTGGTGCTGAGGATGACGATGGCAACAAAGCAAGTAATCCAACACCAACAACTCCGCAAGTAGAAAAAGCGTGGCTCAATAAAGATAGTGAGCAATTCGCTAAGGCAAAGAAATGGTTGCAAGGTGATGGCACTATTGACAAAATCAAAGCCAAATACAGACTATCAAAAGAAGTAGAAACCCTATTAACAACTTTATAAAATGAGCAACTTGAATATTTATCAAATAGAACAAGAGTATCTTAACTTAGCTAATCAACTAATCGAATCGGGGGGAGAATGTTCCCCCGAACTCGAACTGCAGCTAACAATTAACCAGGAGCAACTTGAACAAAAAGCAAGGGGGTACGGATTTGTTGTTAAGCAAATGGAGAACGACATATCAATTATAGATGCCGAAATTAAGCGATTGGGCGAGTTGAAAAAGTCAAGACTTAAAACTATTGACAGATTAGAAACAACCGTATCTAATGCAATGCAATTGTATCAGATTGAGAAATTAGAAACTCCGACCTTAAAAATTAGCTTCCGCAAAAGTGAATCCATCGAGATTGACAACGAGGCTGATATTCCTGCACAATTCCTAAAGGAGAAAGTTACCTACACAATTGACAAAATTGCAATTAAGGAAGCCATCAAGAAAGGGGAAGTAGTTATTGGTGCAAGATTGCAGCAAAACAAAAACATTCAAATAAAGTAATGAAATCAACTTTTTTCAGCACGGTCAAAGATGGTAAGTTGCAAAAAAACACAACTCAAAATATCCTCCAAGAATTAGCACACTTGGAGGGTAAAAGAGTAGTGGTAACTATTGAAAAACAAAGAAGTTCAAGAAGTTTGCAGCAGAATAAACTCTATTGGGTTTATATCGACATTCTATCCAAAGAATTAGGCCATAGCAAAGACGAAATGCACGAGTTGGTAAAATATAAGTTTCTTAAATTAAAACGCTTTATATCCATTGTAAATGGCAAATCTGTTATCTTAGCATTGGAGGATGGAATTTATGTTGATGTGAACACCGGTGAAATTTACGACATTGAAAAAGTTGAGCCTTATGAGAAGATTGGATCAACAACCACCTTAACAAAATCAGAGTTTATTGATTTTATCGACAATCTAATTACTTGGGCCAAAGACTTTCTGAACATTACCTTGCCATCGCCAAACGAGCAACAAACAATAAATTATTAAATTATGGACTTATTCAACCAACCACCACTAACATCAAAACAAATTGGAATACTTCGTGCCGAAAATAAGCAAGAAGAAATAGAACCAGGATGGCAGGACTTCGCCATTGCCAAGTTCAAAGAGTTTCTATCCTTTAACCATCAATTTATTACTGAGGACTTTCGATTATGGGCAGAGGCTAATGGACTAAGCCAACCACCAGAGCCGAGAGCCTACGGAGCATTAATATTGAAAGTGCAAAAGAAGGGATTGATACAATGGAATGGAACGTATCAGGAGATGAAGGAGAGCAAGTCGCACGGATGCCCAAAAAAAGTTTGGGTAAAAGTTAGTTAATTAATAACAATTTAAAAAAAACAAAAAAATGACAAAATACGAATTGCATTATGCAGATATAAATTTAGGTTTAGAAGCAGATGTGCCTTGTTATAAATATGAAACATTTAATGAGTTAATAGGGGCTTGTAGATGCAGAATTAAACAAACACTTGAAACCGTATATTTATTAACTTATGAAATTGATTATCAAGACAAAATAAATCCTAATCCAAAATTTCCAGAAACAGAAGTTTTTGTAACTTCAAGTCCATCTGCATTAAATTTGCATTTAGACAACATTAAAAATAAACTTTGGTATCATAAAAACATTGCAATAAATAAAATATTTTTGCAAGAATATGAATCCTATGAGGATGCTTATCAAGTTGCAATAATGATGAAAGAAATATCACCACTTTGTTATAGAAAAAACAAATAAAAATGTTGTAATCCAATTTAATTTACTATCTTTGCAAAAGTTCTTATAGATAATTAATAGTTGTGTGGAAGACAACTAATCAAAAATAAAGGTGGAAACACCGATATAAGCGAACCTCGATAGACTTCTTCCACAAGTTTATTGAGGTTTTTGCTTTTAATACATTATGGAAGATATTACTTGGAACATTGATAACAATGATAAATTCAAAGTATCAATTAAATTACGCTCAGGGAAAGAGATAAAAATCGAAGATACTACAAGTACAGGAATAAAAGATTTAAGCATTGCAGAACTGCAAGAAACTAACAAAAAGCTATCAGAAACAATTTCACTTTTAAATCAAATGTTAAAATAAATATTATGAAAAACCCTAAAATTATTAAACAATACGTAAGCGAAGATAATGTATTCCTTATAAAAGCATTTAAAACAACTTCAAATGAAATTGTAATAGAAACATCTGAATATGTTGATGGAAAAAATGTAATTAAGCAATTTAGTATTTCAAAACAAACTGCTATTTCGTTTGCTCAAGATATGCTTAAAAAAGCAAATGAATTAAAATAGTTATTATGAATGGATGGATAAAAGTAGAACGAAGTTTGTTAAATCATTGGATTTTTCAAGATTCAGTTAAATTTAGAATATGGATTGGTTTACTATTAATTGTAAATCACTCAGACCAAAAAGTAAACATTGGATTAAATATTTATGATTGCAAGAGAGGTCAATCTGTAATGAGTTTACTAAGCTGGGCAAACACATTTAAAGTGTCTAAAGACTACATAAGAAACTTTTTTAAACTTCTTGAAAAGGATGGTATGATTACAATTGAAAACATTAAAATATCTACACGGATAACTATTTGCAATTATGATACTTACCAAGATACACCAAACGCAAATCCAACGACTAACAAACGCAAACCAAACGCAAACCAAACGCAAAGTCACCCAAACAAGAATGATAAGAATGATAACAATGAAAATAATGAAAAGAATTTATTGGCAGAACGCCAATTGAACTTCCGAAATGAAGTATTTTCTTTTTCCTATGTCTATCACGAAACTATGTTACAAAAGTTTTATGACTATTGGAGTGAAAAAACAAGAGTAGGTTATAAAATGAAAATGGAAACTCAAAAAACTTGGGAAACTCAAAAAAGATTAGCAACTTGGAGTAAAAATAATTTTGATAACGAAAAAACAATTAAAGAACAACCAAGACCAATGGTACATTAATTATGAACATAACAATAATTGACAAAGCAGATAAAAAGGAATATTCAATTGATATTTCCAAAGGTGGCGAAAATAAACAGATTTGCCCAGCGTGTTCACACGAAAGGAAAAAGTCAAAAGATAAATGTTTTAGCTACAACGCACAAAAGGAAGTAGGAAGTTGCTCACATTGTGGCAGAGCCTTTTACAAAAAGTTAGAGAAAGCAGAAAACAATTATCAAAGAATTGAATATAAAAGGCCCATTTGGAAAAATGACACTACACTATCAGAAAAATTAGTAAAGTGGTTTGAGGGCAGAAAAATAAGCCAAAAAACACTTTTAAAGGCAAAGATTACAGAAGGCATTGAATGGATGCCACAAGTAAATGGAAACATCAACACGGTACAATTTAACTATTTTAGGGATGGTGAATTGATAAACGTAAAATATCGCACTGGCAACAAACAATTCAAATTAGCCAAAGATGCTGAGTTAATTTTTTACAACTTGGATGCAGTAAAAAACTGCAAAGAAATAATAATTGTTGAGGGTGAAATTGATTGCCTAACACTTATGGAATGTGGAATTGAAAATGTTATTAGCGTTCCTAATGGTGCAACGATAGGTAAAAACAACCTGACTTACTTAGACAATTGCATAGACTTATTTGATGAAGATACAAGGTTTATATTGGCACTTGATAACGACCAAGCAGGAAACTCACTAAGAGATGAATTTGCCCGAAGATTAGGAGTTGAGAATTGCTCAAAAGTAGCGTTCAAAGACTGCAAGGATGCAAATGAATGCTTGGTTAAGTATGGAATGGATGGAGTATTGGAAAGCATAAACAACAAAATAGAGTATCCATTGGTAGGCATATTTACCTCCACAGACTTAAACGAAGAGATAGATA